CCAACTAATCCAGACATGTTTATTGAACATTCTTTGTTAAACATAATGAAATCATTAACACTAGGAATTGTGCCGCCGGGATTAATATTATCAACCTCCATACTAAACATTGGTGGGTTCCAGTCTTGGGAAGAAATACTAACTCCAACAGCGTTAAATATATCTACAACTGGACCTACAAAAATAGGAGCATTAAGCTGTTGATCAAACCCACCTAAAGGAGTGGGTGTTTGAAAATAAATCATATCACCTATCTGCAAAGAATCATTATCTACATCGTTTATAAATTGTAATGTTATCATATTTTATTTTTTAAGATGCTGCTCCTGCTGTTAAAAATTTGCTCGTATCTATATATATAGTTTGGTCAGCAGTTGGATATTTAGTAATAGATATATCTCCAGTTAAATAAATTAAATTACTAAAATTATCAATATATATTATATCGCCGACATGTCCACCGGATTGAAATTCAGAATTAGTTACAGTTATAGTACCTGCGGTTGTGCTTCCGCTGACCACAGATATAGAACTAACGCTAGTGCTAGTTTCGTTTGCTATAAATTTACATCTAGCTACAGCCCCTTTACCTATACCCGTCGTTCCATTTACGTTTGCTGTTGACTGCCCACTTCCTATATCTGTTCTTAATGTTGTTGATAATTGTCCTAATCTTACCCTTGGATTGGCTAATACTAAATTAATATTTATCGCGCTTGATATTAAATCTACTCCATAAGCTCGAAAAAGAATAACATGGTCGTCACTCCACGTTTCGTTCCCGTCTAAAGTTACTGTTTTTGTTTTAGTGTCTATAGCTGTTATAGCCCTTAAAGCAGCTTGAAAAACACTGTCAACGTAAGCAACTTGCATGCCGATATATAAACCGTCGACGCTATCTAATATTAAAGCTGTAGAGTCTGTACCCGATCCTTTAGCTACGTAGTTTCCGGTTTGCCAGTATAAAGCGTTGCTATTCCAAGTTCCACTATTTAGGATAGTTTCATTTATTAAGAAACCATCTGATATTTTAACACCATAATCAGATGCACTAGATGGAACTGTTAACTGGGTGTCGACTATATTAACGGTCGGTGCGTTACTTTGCGTATAACTATTTATCGAAGAGCCAGAGGAAGCACCCATAGATGTAGCGGAAATAGTGGAGATGGAGGTGTCTGTCGTGAAAGCAACCACAGCGTTAGTCCCCGCTTGCTCTATTTCTCGCGCATATCTAAGTTTATTTTTCCCAAAACTTAACTGTGTGTTAAAGTGTGGTTCTGGCCAAACGTAAACAGTATAAGTATCTCCACTTGATGCCGCTGGAAAAATAATACTAGTACTTCCAGGACTTAAATTTGTTAATCTACTCTGAGAACCGTACGTAGCAGAAAAAGTATTTGTCGAAAAATCATAAAATTGACCATTTGAAGATCTAGAAACTTGCAAACTAAATACAGCGTTACTATCACCAACAACCCGTACAGACCTACTAGTAGACGCGGTCTTCATTTTAGAAGCATCTACATTTACGCTTGTAATTAAATTAGTCTTAGGAGTTGCGCTAACAATTGCGTTTGTACTAGTAATTATATTATGATAACTCATATTTTATTTGTTTTATATTGGGTGTTTATTGTTTAAATTCTTTATAGAAAATTTGAACAAATTCCACAAGTTTGATGTATCGTCCAATCAAAATTACTTATACTTGGTTTATGATACATCATTTTTGTATTACTTCCCGGGTCAGCTCCAATCCCCATATATTTATAACAAGCTTCTTGGTTGGTGAAATGAGATGAACCACTTATATTTCCACTAGTTACATCTAGCGACAACACGTCACCTATAGAAAGTGTTCCGATGTTATTGTTTATCCAATCAAAATGCTCGTAGCTAGCGTCACAACTTAAACGATACGTCGTGCCACCATTTCCTGAAGGACCGTAGTTACCAAAAGCCATCGAAAATCCATCGCTGCATCTTTCGAATAAATGATAATTTTGATTACAATTAATGGGTGGAGGTGAAGTTGTGCAATTAGATTGGCATGCGGATAGTGTTGCATACTGACCATTACCAGTTCCTGGATCTATACAAGCTCCATTTAGACAATTATAAGTAACTGAGGGAACCTCACAACCATCGTCTATACACTCTTGTTTTGTTGCAAAGCTACCACCACCACCAACTACCTCTTCGCATGTAAAAACCGCAGGAGCTTGTATACAACCCATAGGTGGGTTATCACTACAAAGAGCTTGCGTAGCTATTTCCAAATTCCAAAGCCCTCCATGCAGAGAGCCAGGCCCACCTAAAGGTCCGTAAGACCCGATCTCGGCCTTAAAATCCAGCCAAGTCATTCCTTGGTATACTTGAAAGCCCTCGTTCATATACCAATTAATTATATTGTTCGCTGCACCACCCATACCACCAAAATGAGGGGTCATCGGACCGGATGCAGCTGTAGGTATTCCGTTAGCATCATACGTCATAGGATATCCAAACTGTCCATTTGTAGCGTAATGTAGATTCATAGAGACCCAAAATAAAGTTCCCCTAACGCCACCGGTCCAATCAACACCATTAATAAAGTAAGTGGAGGCGTTGTAACTTTGGGTAACCATGGTTGTTGAAGGGTTTGGATTCAGAAACGTAAAATATGTCGTGGATGCACTTATAGTTGGATTATCAAAATACCATATCCTCGCTTCTTCTACTGTTGTGAATGTTTGACCTATATCTGTCCGTGGTATTGGAGTATTTGAGTAGCTCATTAACGGAAGGTGTCCCATAATACCATTCCAACCATCACACATAGTAAGAGTTGTACACTCATTGCAGTTCCAATCACCACCACCTCCACCACCAGTATACTCGCAACTACCATCATCACATGTTGCAAGTGGATCAAAATTTGTTGCTGTAGGATCGCAACAGCCAGGTGTTAGACCTCCAATACAACTTCCGTCGTCTATGGTTGCAAGTGGGTTATAATTTGTTGCTGTTGGATTTGTACATCCCGATATTGCTAATGCCATTTATTTTATTTTATATTTATATTTATATTACGGACAAGCACTTAAATCAACTGTGTATGATTCGCACCAATGACTTTTTACTATAGCTGAAGGATCATAACTAGTAGAGTAATTTTTCACAGAAGGCTGTGGCGCTAAACCAGATTCCAAGTGGTAAAGATGGAATGTATATGTTCCGTTATCAAGAAGGAAACTTGTCTGAGTGGTCTCGGTAGAATTACTAAAGTGACAGTTTGGAGCACATGATCCAGCCCAACCTTGCCAAGTTGATGGTCCTCCGTGAACCGTAGCGCCTGTAGCATCTCTAAGCTCCCACCACAAAGTGTCAGTTGAGGGACACCAATTAGGGACACTCATAGGAAAGATAACGGACGCCATTAGAACGTTCCCTGATTGAATACCGCTGTAGCAACTTCCATTAGGGGTATACGCTGTAAGATCCGTAGAACTCCAATTGTCTGCTAACTGAGCGTTTGGTAACGCATTATCACAACCTACGCTAGGAGGATAAGTACAACTACCATCATCAACAGTAGCAGATGGATCGTAGTTTATTGCTAAAGGATCAGTACAACCAGGCACCGCAGTATACGTACAACTACCGTCATCAATAGTAGCGTTTGGATCGTAGTTTGTTGCTATTGGATCCGTACATCCCACTACAAGCGCGGTTGCACAAGGTAAACATTCTCCAGTTACAACGTTGGTTACTCCTAATCCTTGAAAATTAAACGCAGCTGTATCTAATTCCTTACACGATCCTTTTATATAATTAAACCATTTACCTTCTTTTTCTATAAACTCATTTAATGTTCCGTCTTCCAAATCTGTGTGTATGTCTTCCACATACCAACCTCTCTTTTCGTATAAGTTGTAGTAATCATTGTCGGTTAAATGTATATCCACCTTAGTTTGGCTGCCTTCGTAGTTTAAAGTATTAAAATTCTTAATAACATCTGGTTGTGTATTTAACACAGGTGTTATAGATGACTCTTCAAACGTGTTATAAAAAGTATTTCTAGATTCTGGAGTTGTTTCCTGATGGTGTTTCCATAACATTCCTTGCTTCATAGTATAATACTGATTAACACTACTGATAGCAAACTCAGGTAAAAACGATTTAAAACTTACCCATCCTTTTACTCCTTCGTTATAAGTTATAGTTTCTGCGTACGATGGATATTCACAACAATCTATGCAAGCTGTAGTGGCGTTAGGATCGTAATTTAACGCATTAGAATTAGTACAACCTATAATATCTTCATATGAACAAGTGCAAAGTTCTTCATTAAAAATAGAATAAGCGGATATAACGTTTTCTATTATTTCCATGGCAACACCCCAGTTAGTGTTTTGGTTACTACGCCAATCCATTAGCTCCTGCCAAGATGACCACACGAAAGTTCCTACTGGCATCCCGGTGTTCACATGAATGTCATGCGTTACTTCGAGTGTTATATCGATTAGATGCACGGGTATTTTACAGCACGTTCGCCCAATTGCAACTCGCTCAACTGCAGCTCGTGGAAAACTACTATCTTCAAGAGGAGCTTGGTACTGTCTACTATCAGATGAATTAGCTCTAATTTGTTCTTCTTGTCCGAAGTCAGATAATGAAACCGTATCTTCAAACACGGGGTACGCTCCAATAGGAGGATTAGTAGGAGGAATAGTTGGAGGACGACCGGTACTAGAACCAGATCCACAAAATTGATTTAGACATTGGGCTTGTGTATAAACACCAACTCCAGTGTCAAAACAACCTCCATCTGTACATTCCCAAGTATTAGTACCAGAATCACCACAATCATAACCGCAATCATCACAATGCCCTTGGCGTTCAGTATACATTCGTGCGTACCAGTAATCTTGGAACGGCACTTGCGCTTGAGCTGAAGTTAGTCCATTAAAATAACCAACCCAATCACTTGCTTCAAATGGATGTTGGTGGAGTTGTAAAACTACTGTATCTCCATTACCACCTGTAACCGCGGTTTTATCATCACATCCAGCTGATGTAGGATAATATAGAGAACGTGCCCCTGCGATACCACGGGAAAAATCATCTCTATATAAGTTTTTAAACATAGTTAGATTATAATTTCCTTTATGTGCGTCGTAACTTCCAAGTAATACTTTGTTAAGTGGTAAATTATCTCTAAAATAATCGTGCATTCCAGCATCCGATATTGGAGTTAGTCCATCCATTGATAGTCTTAATACCGCTCCTCTTTGTTTATCTGTAAAATAAACTCTAAATGATTCTGCTGCGAATGATTCTGGATTTTTAGATATACCATAATTACCTCTAAAAGGTTCTGCTGTTCCCAGCACTTTATTCGTAGCTAATAACTGTGTGTTTCCATCTGCGTTATAAAGAATATCTTTGTCTACATATATTCGTATGATTTTATCTTCACAAAGCGTTATAAGATCTTTATCTCTAGCGTATAATTTTTGTATACTACCGTAAGATGGCATTAAATCCTTTGTTATTTTTTCAGCAGCAATGAATTGATTTAGATTGTTAATACCACTTATGGAGTTGTATATTCCAGAGTATATTAAACCATGTCTTCTTCTTTCTTCTTCGTACGGTTCCTCTAATACGGTAGATGCCTTTACTCCATTTAGAATATACGACTCATTAAAATCGTCTCTAACTCTATTAGACTCAACTCCATTACCAAAAGAAAAACAATTATAATATGGTAATCCAACTTTTTCTTGATGAGAATTATTTCTTATTATTAGTTTAGTTACATAAAAATCTGGACCAGTGGTACTTATTTCTGAAACTCTATCTATCACCGCGGTTGTATAACTACCATCTTCTCTCCAAAACCAAACATAATGAGTTCCATATATAGTGCTTTGATCACTCCAACCTAAAGCGTCGTTACTGGTCGCTAGTCCTTGACCACTTGGGTTTGTTATTAAACCTGGGCCAAATAATTCTAATTCATTACCATCCCATGATTTTACTTTTAAAAACAAATCGTAGGCAGGCCATAAAGAGTTAGCTGAACTATAATCAATTAAACAATTATTTACACTACAAGTAACTTTAGTACCTATAGGTGCTAAAAGATGTCCTTTGTCGCCATCTAACCCAATAGGTAAGGCGTCACTTGCTTCGTAATATATATTTAAATCAACATCCTCGTCGGCTTCTGTTTCAAATATAGCTGGAGATGTTGGTAAGGTGTTAGCTCCTGGCTCTATATAATCGTCAACAAATCTAATAACTTGAGCGGTGTCGTTGTCTGCTGTATCGGGAAATACATCAACTTGATTTATCGTGTTAGCGTTATCATCGTGATCCCAACTAATTGAACTATTTGTAGTGGTGTCTTTGTCTACTTGTAATATATAACAAACTCTTCTGTTGTTAGCTCTACCAAAATTAACCAAAGCGTTTTTCCAATCTAGCCATTCGTTTCCTAGAATACCACCACCGGTATTAGAACCGGTCACGTTAATTTGGTCCATCAAAGCTTGGGTATAATGAGCTACGCTATGATTCCCCATGATAGGAGCCCCTCCGTTCCAATCATATCCAAGTATTGTCCCGTTTTCATCTATTCTTGGAGAAGGATTCCAAGCGGTATGGTTGTAAAGCCTTTTTACATGTACTCGTTTTATAGTGTAAATCTCCTGATTAGTATCTCCAACTAACATAAATCTACTACCGGGTATTAATCTATCTATAACAGATTGCGCGCCTGGATTTGAAGGATAAGCAGGATTCCATTGGTTTTCAGTGTCTTCTCTTTGCGCGTCTGTTAAATTAAATTTATAATGACATGAATTACACCCAATAGTAGGAAAAAGCCAATTACCATCGGTTTGGTCATCTATTCCATCTCTATAAATACTAGTTGCTCTAATTCTATCGAGATACCCAAATAACATAGTGTGAAATTCACTCTCGTTTCCACTAAAATTACTGAAACCTCCTTCATTAAAATTCCGACCTGAACCCGTCGAAAAATCTCCATCGTGTAAATCTACGCCTGGAGCTAAATAAGAAAGGTGTATAAAATGCCCACCATCCTCTACGCAATCGTATGTGTTATCCCACGGATGAGGGAATAAAACGGTTTCATAACGTGGCCTTGCTTCACCCGGTGGAGGCACTGCGGACATATCAGAAGTAACGCCATAAGGCCAATTGTGCTTTAAATCAATAACTTCACTGCTCCATCTTCTTGCCCCTCCAAGCGCGTTCGAGCCGCTGGGGTCGTGATCATACGGAGGTTGCTGAGTAAAAGTCCCAGGTACATTCGCGGGTCCACTTAAAAGTGGGGAGATAAGACCCTCTAATCCATTAACATATTGTTCTTGTCCTTGTCCGGGTCCAGAACCAGAAATAGTATCATTTACACCAGAAACTCCATCGTAAAGATCTCCTTTCCACATTCTTCCTGAATCTTTAGCGTTTGTATTAGTCCCCTTTTGTGCCGCTACAAATGTAGTGTTATCTAAAAACCATCCCCCAGTATTCTCAACAGTTGTATCAAACGCAGCATTATCAGCCCAATCCTGATAATTATTAGGAAATCCAGTTAACCCCGATAAATCGTTCCCAGTGTTATTCCCAGCCCATGAGTTTATAGTGTTAAATACACCTAGAGTATTTGTGGCAAAATCTCCGTGACTATCAACTAAATGAAACATTTCCAAGACTCCTAAAACTTGAAAGGCATATATATCTTGTGTTGAAGGTATTAAATACGTTTGCGTTACTGGACTTGAAATAATTTTAACAAAAAATCTACCTTCGAATTCAACAGGATTCTTTTCCTCTAGTTTATATATGGTGATAGTTAATCCCTTGTTATAGTTCAACACTCCAATGGAACTTTCTACCCAACCGTCTGCATCTTGTATAATTTTTCTTAATACTATATTATACTGTTCGTCTCCTCCATTATCTTCCACAGAAAATCCTGTAACAAAATATTTTTCCGATTTTATATTATTACCACTTTCTACGATAGTAAATTGAATTGCCAGTTTATCAGATTCGTTTAAATCTTCTAAAGCCAATCCGTTTTCATCATCTACCCAAGTAGATTTGTCTATTAACAATCGTTTAACTCCCTGCGCTGGTTGAGCAGATATATCTATGAACAAATTGTCCAATATAGTTTGACTTCCTCCAGCACTACCTAAGGAAACATAATCATATTTAATAGATTCTGGAGCTTCGTTTTTGATATCTATAATTTTGATTTTGTTTTCAATAGGTATTATCTCTTCTATATCAACTTGTTTTTTAATAGAAAAGTAGTCTCCTATTTCGATTTTATTTCTATCTGAAGAAGGAAAAGAAACCCATAAATTCTCGTCTCCAACGGCTTTGTAAACCCTGTCTAGAGTAAGATTATAGTATTCTCCAGTGGTTTGTTTTATAAAATACTTAAAATAACGAGCCCAAGACGGTTGGTTACCTATTAATTTAGTTATTAGTCTCGTTGAATCATCCGCGGCTCCATCAAACACAGCGGTATTGTCCCAATCAAAAGGTATTTTTATCGAAGCCTCTTTGCTTGTTAATACTGGAGTTTCTCTTCCGTGCTCGTCACCATAAACAATTCCTAGATAATAAGTTCTTAATGATTTTATAGATTTTTCTGCTCGGTTATTAACAAAAGTTACAGGAGGAGCTAAGGAATTACCACCACCTACTCTTAAATAATCTCTATGTTCCCAATCTGCAACTATCCAAGGTGTAACTATATCACCAAAAGTGTCTTTTAAGTCATAATTTTGTAAATAATTTCCATAAACAACTCTATTAGCTGTTATTTCTTGCGATAACGCTTTTCTTGGTACGTTATCCCAAGGTCTTAACATCTGGTTATCTGGTACTGCTGCGTATATATTCTCTGTTGTTACTTTATATAGTCCAGATTTTCCTCTATCACTAGAAGTCAAAGACTGTACTTGGGTGACTGGTAATCCTAACTGATGTGAATCTGTAACATATGTTCCATCTTTGTTGGTATCATACTCATCCCATAGGGTTGTAGACGGAAACGTATCATCAATTTTAACGCTATCTATGGAATATATAGTTGTAGATTTTTCTTTTTTAAATAGAATGTCCACCTGCACAACATCATTAGGCATGTCTTCACGAATAAAATCTTTTATCGTTAAAGATGTTGCTCTACTTTCCATTCCTTGGTTAAACGGATCATCTGTAGGATGAAAATAAAATTGTCCAGCTAGAAATATTGGCACAGTAAAAGGAGAGTAAGCGGAGTATTCGCCATCAACATATTTCCATCGAGTAGCGAATCTTATAAGTTCTCTTTCAAATATTGGTTCAGTTTCAGGTATTTGTGTAGCGTTAAACAACAATAGTTCATTCTCGTATATCCTATCTATTTCTATGATCTTTAGATCCCAAACCACAGAGGTCCATGTGGTTGTTAAACCGTATAAAGCATTCCAACCTCCTAATCCTTGTACGGGAGGTCCGTTGTTATTCTGGACTAAAGTCTGACCAATAACCTCAATTTTAATTTGGTAGTTATAAGGTAAACTACCAGGTTCACTATCTAAACTCAATACAAATTCGTCACCCACCCCGTACGGCCAAATAAAGTCCCCAGGAAGATTAGTAGGTGTCATTTGCGAAAACCTCCACGGTCCATCATCAAATTGGAATTCAGTACCCACTCCCATATCATAAAAATTGAACTCTATCAAAGGAGTGATAGGTTCGTAGGGAACGTTGTCAAAAAGAACAACGGGTGCTCTTTGTGGTCTTTTACGTATTACCGTAATATTATCCAGTGTTATTTCTCCAATTGAAACACCCTTAACAAACATATCGCTATGTGTAAGTAGGTCGGTATGGTTATTTAATTTAAGAGTATCTATGTTTATTTTTTTTGGTTCGTTAACATTATCTGTCCAAAAAAGTAAATTATCAACTATGTTTATTCCCGTTATGATATTAAGAACATCAAACTGTAAAACATTACTATTTCTATCTACCAATATAGGCGTAACAGTTCCATCGTCACGATACTCTAAGATAGCGTCAACATTACTACCACTAACAAACCAATATAAAACATTGTTTTTTTCATCCGCTACAGCTCCAACACACATTAAATCTTCACCAAAAGAACTACTATAGTTAGATATGATATCTTCAGCACGCACATTACCCAATATATTTTGCGCGGTTCCAACGTCTGATCCTTCAGAAGTTGAAACCTGTACATTCATTGCGTCTCTAAATTGTCCATTAGGTATTAATCTTTCATCAAGATCTTTGTTCATTATACCTCGATTGAAAGTGTTTTTAATCTCTCCCATGTATTAGTGTTTTATCCATTTAGATTTACCTCTCAGTATTTGAGTGATTTCCTCTAACTTGATGTTTGATAATCTTAATTTAGCTTGTCTTATTGCTGCGAATTTTTCTTTTTTAAATCTTGGTACAAGTTGTTGCCCAGATATAGTAGTGGAACATATTGCGTAAGCTATAGATTTATACATAGCTTCTTCGGCAAATTTATGAACCTGCATTTCTCCATCTGTCCCAAGACTATCACTTATGTAATCTAAAACTATAGTTCTACCCGACATATTAGAACTAAAATGAATCAGTCCTTTTAATTCATCTATAAAATAAGACCCGTTAATTTGAGCGTGTTGAGGATCTAATCCATATCTTTCAGATTGTAAATCTAAATAAGTATCGTCGTCATATGAATTTTGGTTTTCAGACGGCGTTGCGGACTTGTAATTAGACCAAGTTGTAGAATCTCCAGGTGTTGATATAAAGGTTACTTCGTTAGTTGTTGCTGTAGATGCCTCTGTAGAATTATTTGAGGTTGTTATAACAGCGCCATTAACGTCAATTACTGTTGTTCCTATTGGAAAATCCTCGTGAGATACCAACATTCCAACGGTTATATTAGATACATCTGTATTTGGTGATTGAGTTATTTTATCTTCACTAATATCCCACGTGACATTTTCTAAAACAAAGGTAGATTCTTCTTCTAGTATTAAAGAACTGTCTTGAGGTGTAAAAGTAAGAGTTTCAGTACCTGTATAAGTTGCGTCGTTGTTAATTTCTATTGTTGTTACGCTACCGGTATTAGAAGTAGCAATTACTAGCGACCCACTAGGTATATTAGGCGATGAAACTATCATTCCAACTTGTACGTTTAAATATTCGGAATCTAACACTATAGTGGCATCAGTATCTATTAAGGTACCAGTAGCTGTTAAAGAATAATCTCCGTCTGAATTTTGAAAAATTGGGGTTGGGTTTTGAGTGTGTTTAGTAGGATAAAGAGGATGTTTAATACCAGAACTATCAACCCATAATACTCTCGTGTAGTTAACATAATCCTGGGGAAGTATCATCGTGTTAGACGGAGGAAGTGTTATTTCTTGGGATTTAATAGACTTGAAAGTATCAAACGATAATTCCTGGAGTGCTCTTTGCGCGTGAAAAGCAACGTCCGTTCTTTTTACTTTTTGTATTATTTTATTTTCTCCCGTGTAAGCTACAATAAATTGATTTATAATATCTTCTAGAGAAGTAAATTGATAATTACCATAATTATTACCTTGGTAATATGCTTGTTGTGTAGTATTATCTAATAATCCCATTTATTTATTGTTTTTCTTGTTGAATATTCTTTACGTCTTCTCCCGCCGCTGCTTGGTATAAATTTGGATCTTTTAATGTGAGCCCTGCTAAAGTTAATATTTTTACAACTAATTTTGTTTCTTCTGATGGATGTAAGTCAAAATCTTGATAATCCAAAGCAGTTGCGTTTAATAATGCTTTTTCTCCAACAACAACGTAAGTCCAATTCACATCTCTAGGTGATTGAACATAATCTATGTTTGCGATACCTAATGTACTACCAGCTATTTGAAGCGTATTGTTTATTGTATCAACCATATATATAGGTCTCGTAGTAGTAGGAGCTGTTAAGGGACTATTTGGAAACGTCCTAAAGTCTTTTCTACTAACACTTTCCATCATTATATTATTGTCCGATCTAACATTAGAAAGTCTATAAAACCTTATTAGTCCATTTAGATTACCTGACGAGAATCCTTCAGCGTTAGGAGCTAGAACCAATGCAGCTGTTACTTCAAATATACCTATCTTCTCTTCTAGTACATCTACCATATCAGCATGTGTAGTATCGTTTCCAGGTATTCTTCTAAATTGATTTAAATCGTAGAAGTACTGTTCGAATATATCCATTTGCGCTTGGTTAGCATATAGATTAAACTCTTGAGGAGTGATATATCCTCTCTGTTCTTTATTAGCTAAAATTAAAACTCTTTGATATACTCTATCTACGTTTATCATAGTATTTTTTTATTTTTTATAAGGAAACATTTTGTTTAGTTTCTCTTTTCTTTTATTGCAACCACAATCTTTTTTACCTGTATATCTTCCTCCAAGTTCAAATAAAGATTTTATACCAGTTGCTTTTGTAATTTTTTCTATTGAGTCTCCTAGACCCTTTGATTTATTTGATTCCATATTATATTATTTTGTAGTTTGCGATCGCCCCGTAGAGCGACCGCTTCTACAGTTTGATTAATTATTTAATCGTTTTTCTATATTGGAGTAAATCTCCATTCCTTCATCAGTTTTAAACCAAGCGGCTAATGCTGAATATGGGTGTTCATCAAATGGAACTGTACATAGTTTTCTATCGTTAGATCCCCATGAAAAAGTTCTTTGATCAGAAGATAATTTTAGTATCCCCATTTCTGTTGCTTTAATACCAAAATTTCTAAGTTGCACATCGCTATCATTAGCTAATGCTAGAAGTAATTTAGGATTTTTCTTAGCAAATACTAATAAATCACGCTTAAGTTCTTTAGAACTCATCTCTGATACTTTAGAACCTATCTCAGCCCTCATAACAGCTTCCGCAACATTAATATCCATATTTCTAGCTGCAATTAAAGCATCTACCTCTAAATTTATATCTGATAACTCATCTTTAGCTATAGTCTCAGGTTTGTGCTCGTAAAATAAATTATTTCTATGAGGATGATATAAACTAAGTAGTTTTTGAAGAACAGTTTTATTTTTTGGAACATATAAAGTTCCTGATCTAAACACAATGTGTTCTAATCGTTGATCACCAACCATTTCATCAACGAAACACGTTCTTTGATTAGAAGTGTACTTTAGTTCTCTTTCGTATCCTTTTTCCTCGTCAAAGTAAAATACTCCAGTTGCTTTTATAGAATGAGATAAAGGTTTTCTTTTACTTTTTAGATAATAAACTCTATCTTTAATTTCCCATTTTTCTTTTTTTGGTTTTGGTTCTTCCATAACCAGTGTTTCAACTTTTGGTTGTTTTACAACTTGTGGAGTTGATTCCACCTCTTTTTTTGTTTCTTGTTTTTTTGCCATAATATAATATATAATAAAATTAATAAAATAAAAGGCCGAGGCCGAAGCCCCGGTCTTTAATATAATAAATGCCTACTTCAATAAGAAGAAGTTATTAGCACCTTGAACTACTAAACATCTTTCAGATAAGTAGTTTACTTCCATTGCATCTAAATCAGATGTAGTTGCACCAACAGAACCAGTAACCCAAGTTTTGAATTTTCTGTTATCCGTTTGTGAAGACCTATACCTAACGTGTAAGAAAGGACGTTTAAGATTCTTTCCTAGTTGTTGATCATAAACTGAAGATACACCAGCTGGAATCATAGCACCTCTAATACCGTAAACAGTATCTTTAGCGTTAATACCACCTCTACCATCAAGCTGGTTTAAGTATTTCCAATCAGATTTATAGAAGTCATAAGAACCTCTTCTGAATCCAGAGAAACCTAAGTTTAAAGCCATATCTTCAGAATTATTGAATACTCCGTAAGAAGTACCACCAGCTCCATAAGAATTCATAGAAGCTAACATATCGTCCATTGCTAAAGCAGTTGCTCTATTAACAAACATCATGTTTTCTTCAATAGCTCCTTGTGAGTCTAATTCAGCTAACATAGCATCAAATTCAGCTAAGTCAGTAGCGGCATTAACACCAGTAATACCAGTAGATACATTACCTCTAGATTCGATAGCTGCAAATAAACCTTCTGTACCGAAAGTAGTATGCGAAGCCCCAAGAGGACCAGCAGCTAAATCAGCAAAAGATTGGTCGCTATCACCTTTGATAGATTCAATCATTGACATTTCGCAATAATCAGCAAATCTCATTCTAGTATCACCCTCTGCTTTTAAATACCACATGTAACCATTTTGTCCATCTTCGCCAGAAACTTCAACCCAACCAATCGCAGAAGCATCAGATCCTGAAACATGATACATGTCTTTTAAAATGATTGGTTTGTTAGTATAAGATTTAAATCCTGGTTCGTTAGCTGTAGTTGGTCCAACAGTACCTTTTGAGTGCTCAGAACCAATGACTAAAATAGTAATAGTATCAGAGTTAGAAACATCAGCGCCTTCAAAAGCGTGAGCTAATTCACCATCGTTATCAGTAGCGTCGTAAGGAAATACGTCGATTTGATCATTAGTAACATCACCAACGATTACTCTCGCGCATCCACTACTAGCATGAGCTAATAATAAAATATCGTTAACTCTAATACCGTGATCAACTGAAGAAGTACCAACAGCTACGTCATCAATTGTAGTATCGATTTCAATCGCACCACCAGCAGGAGTACCTGAAACGTTAACTGTTGCGGCACCTCCAACGACGTGTCCTTTATATGCTAAGTGTAATCTGCCTTGTTCAGACCAAACAACCTGATCGGATGTCATAGCCTCTTCTGCACCAACTTGAGATAAAAAACCTGAGACGGTTCTGTTTCCAAAAACCTCAGCTTCTTTTTCCATTAAGTCTGGCAGGTATTGTTGTGTCCAATCTACACCAGATCCACTTGCGAAATCTATGTAATTTGAACTTAACGTCAGCCTAGTAGCGGCTGGTTGTAAGTTTGTTGCACCTGTAATTGCCATTTTTTAATTTGTTTTAAATTGTTATTTATTTTTGTTTTTAATTTTGAATTTGAAATCATTAGAATTATCACCAAGCACCTTGAACTTTAGTCCACCAGTATTAATCTCACTACTGTGTTGCTGTCGTGGATCCATACTGATGTTTTTAGATTTAGCTACGCTATTCTTTAAAGCGTCGGCCTTACCTTGTTCGTAAAAGTGACTAGCAATCTTATCAGCATTCATAGCGGTGTATAACGATTTGTGATAACCCTTAGCATCTTCCATTTCATTGTTTTTGTTCAAAAACTTTTTGACAAAATTATTAATGTCGCTTTGCGTATCTTTTACCGTACTTGAGTCTTTAACATTAAACCTAAACTTCTTTTCTCCAACTTCATATTCAAAACCTTTGAATTCTTTATTGAATAATTTATTAGTTTTATTTAAAAACGTACTTTTTTGCTTATCTGCTACTCCTTGCTTCTCCTCTGATTCCTTGTTGTATCTATTGAAGAAATCAATTGCTTTCTGTTGCTCACCTGTGAGCTTAGAACCATATTTGATATCTTCGTAATATTTGGACTTTGCACCGTCCAGGTGTTGCTTTGCTTGAGCAACTTGCTCCTTCAAAGCTAATTTTTTTCTTCGCACATCTATATCCTCATCCATCTCTTCGTCAAAAGAAAAATTATCTTCCATTAGAAAATCTATTTCTTCTGAATCTAAATGAGGTTTCGTTTGTTTGTAGTATTCTTTAAGTAAGGCATTGTTATCTAATTTAGAATAATCTTGATTTAGTTTAACGTAATCTTCTAAATCTCCTCCTGTTTCTTCCATGAAATCCATTAGTTTTTGGATATTCTCAGGAAGTTCTTTTCCAGTAACCTCAGCTTCAGCAACCGCTTCTTCAACTTGTTCTACAAGTTCCTCTATTTCTTCTGTTACTTCTTCTAAAACTGGAGTTTCTTGTGTTTCAGTTTCCGGTTGTACTTCTTCTTGTTCTTGTGTGGAGTCGGTAGTTTCAGTGAGTTCAACCACTCCTCCGTCGTCAGCAACGTCTTCTTTAATTTCTTCATTTTCTTTTGGTGTTGGTGGTTTGCCTAAATCTACTTTTATAACGTTATCGTCTTCAGTTTTCTTTAGATCGACTTTAGTTACGTTGTCTACTTTTTCTACAACTTCTTCAGTTGTTTCTTTTTTCTTTTTTGCCATAATATAATATAATAATAATTAGTACTCTGTTTATTGGGGTTCAAATGCCCCTAAATTGAATCCGCCACCCATTATATCATTACCTGATGATTCAAAGTTTTTAGGTGGTTTTTGATTATTTCTTTGGTCAATCATTTCTGATTGTTGTGTTGCTTGTATCTTTGTTCTTTGATCTTTACGATCTTCTTTTTCTTTTTCTCTACCTTTAACTCCCTCTATCTCCATTTGCCTAAGTTGCATGTTGTATTGGAACTCTTGTTCCATTAACATTTTCTTTAACTCTCCCTCTGCTTTTAATTTTTGTACATTTAATTGTGATTCAACTTGAGCGAGTTCAACTTTAGATTGCGTAAGAGCTTGATTTTTTTGTACTTCCATCTGAGCGGCAGCTTGCTGCGCTTGGATATTAGCTTGGGATTGTGCTTGGATGTTTTGTTGTTGTATCTTCTGGTCTCTATCTATTTTTAATTTTCTTCTAATTTTTAATAGTGAATTAGCTAATTTTAGATTTTTTATTTCTCTAATATCAATAGCATCCTCTAGTTCTATGTTTTCTTGAGATAACGCTGCTTGTATATTGTTTTCTAATAAAGCTTTTTCTTCTTCATCCGGTGATAATTCAATAAATATACCAAAATCGTATAGATGTAATTCTGACATTTCCTGTAACGTCGCCACGTTATGCGATCCAATAGCCTGTATAAAAGCATCTTTAGTTGGTGAGTACTCTATAATATCAGATATTCTTAAAGATAAACACTCTGCTGTTTGTGCTGTTAAAAACAATCCGGATTGTAGTATATGTCTAGTGGCTGTGTTTGAATTAGCTGCAGCCATTTTTTGCACGCCGACTAAAGCGTTTTTATCGGGTATTGTACCATCTCTAGCTTCGTTTAATCCAGTTACATCTCTTATCATTTGTAGATAGTAATTGTATGTACCTATTAAACTTTGCATTTTATTTCCTCCACTGCCAGATTGTATTTCTTGAATAGGTACTTTACCAGGATTTATATCACCTTCACTCGTGAATGATCTACCAATTACAGATCCAGTTTGGAAAAACATATTTAACGCCTCTTGTGGATTATAGTTTGTCCCATTACCTAAGTCAATTTCAGCAAGACCATCTGCGTCTAAGTAAACACCGTCAGGAACCATACGTGACATTACTTGTTGTAGTTTTAAATGCGTGAGTTGGATCATATCCGCAAAACCCGTAATACGTTTTACTAACGAATCAATTCTACCCTTGTATATTCTAGGCGCTACAATAGCATAGTTCATTTTAACTTTAGTAAAATCACTCTTAGGACGCATCATGTTTTTTGACATTTCCCATTTTAGTAGTTTATTTGTACCAAGAACTATAGCTCCCTCATACAAACACTCTATAGATCTTTGTAATCTATTGTATTCCCCTTCTTTTTCAATAGGAGGATTAAACGTGTCATCTTTTTCTATTGCTTTGTCAGCTCCAGATCCAGTTTCTTTCATCTTATAAACTTCGTTCATATAACTTTTATAATTAAAGTATAATATTTGAACTGAGTTATTATCTATTTCTTTAGACGTATTATGACTATGGTTATTATTTGTATATGTAGAATTATTTTGGATTAACTCTTCTAAATCTTCATGTGTTAGATGTGGGAATTGTTTAGCTAATTCGTTCACTGGAATTGTTTTAACTTCTCCCACGTAATATATGTCGTCAAAATATGGGGATTCTGTATAAGAATATACTAAATCAGCTGGGTCTACGTAATCTATAGTTACACCTTCTGATGTGTTAAAGTTTGTTTTTACAGCTCCAATACCTAGAACAGTTAAATCGTAATAAAATCTTTTCTTTATTAATTCGTAATTATTCCCCTCCATTAAAACTTTCAACGCTTGCTCTTCTGCTATTTCCACAGACTGCTTGTAAGTTAACTGCATATGCAAGGCTAACTCTTCTTCATTAGTTGGTAATGTTTCTGGATCGTTTTCTGTTAAATCGAGATTAAAGTTTGCTTTCACGTAAGCGTCGACACTTTTCATTTTCATGTCTCTAATAATAGATTCCATGTATTCGGTACGTTTACTTACTCCGTAAGGGTCTTGTGAATAAGCTTTAATATCGTACATTCTCTCCGCGATACCATTTACAACTATATCTACAAATTTAGATATAATTGGAACTGGTTTCCAATCTAAATTAAGATAGGACAAATCACCATTTATAGATAACTCATCCTTATATTTTTGAATTGACTGCTCTCCACGAGCGTATAGTCTTAAGTTGTGAAAGTTGTTTTGACTAGTTGAATATCTATTGTGACCGCGGTCTTTATGAAACCACTCTGACTCAATAGCCTTAGCTATCTTTAATCCATAATCGTAACTTAGCTTTTCGGCATCACTTACGACTTGACTAGGAAAATTATTTATAACAGACTCTGCCATATTTTACTTTATTATTTTAGATGCGTTTCCAGTATTTTTATACTTCGCAATATTTATGTTTAATTGTTGTTTCTCAATTTTAGCGTTTGGTCTATATAAGTGTCTATTGCAAGCCATTATCGCTAATCCAGAACTTATTGTTGCATCAAATTTAGTTCTTTTATTTATATCAAATCTACTCCAATCGTTTAATGTTTCATTAAAATATATGTTTCCATAATTTCCATCACCTAAATGACCTACGTGGCTCTGTATATACATCTCAATAGCGGCGGCGTGAGCTTGTTTGATATCCTCGCTTGAATTAGGTATTCCACCTATTTCCTTTTCTGTTACAGATAGTTTATTCCATAACTTATCTGGTCGATTCATAGAATAACCTCTATATCCTCTTCTTCTTAAATGGTATAATAATCTTGGTTTGTTATTCTCACAAAGTAAAGGCATTCCATAAAACACTAAAGCCATTAGTACATCTTCGAAAAATATCTCAGCTGTTTGCGGTCTAGCTACATATTCTAAAAACATGTGGTTAGGTGGGCAATCTTCCATTGAGAACTTGGTAAGACCATGTAAAGCTCCGTTAGATCCCTTCCCATCTACTGTTCCTGATATATCATAACTATCACAACCGAAAGCTCCCATGTGTTCATTCGCAGGATACTTTACATTGTTCTTCATTGTAATCTTATTCTGCATGTGGCTTGGTGGAAACCAACTTACTTTGAATCTACCTTTTGGATCAGGATAAAATATAACCTGTGTATCTTTTACCCCATTAACCCATTGAAAATTCCCAGTAGATATTATAGATGAATTACCTACGCCTTCGTTGTAATCTATTTGTTCGTATATTTTAACAAGGTTGAAAATACTATTTTTAGACTCATCTCTAAAAGCATGCTCTGTAGTTCTTGGAAATTGTCTGTAAAATTCATTTAATCCATCTTGATCGGATTTTAGTCCCTCTACTTCATTATCCCAATGTTCTACAATACCTACGTCAATTAATTCGCCATCTGGTCCGAGCACGTCATGATCTGGATTATCGAAGACTGGATATCCGTATTCGTCAATAAATCCTTCGTAGTTCCATTCCATTGGGATAAACAAAGAATATAAACCAGATTTTGTTTGGCCATTTCTATTTCTTTGCGTGACATCGGATGCGTTGTATAATTTTTTAAAGTTATCTCCACCTTTATCTAATGCGTTTGAAGTTGAGCCCATCATACATTTACCAACTATTCTACTACCTAGTCGTAAACATGTTTTTGTAACTC